TAAGATTTTGCATAATTAATTAATGATTGTTTTAATGCACTGAAATCTTTATTTAAATAATTTACATTTGATTCTTTAAAATTGTTTTCACCATATGTTGGCATATTTTATCTCCATATTAATATCCACCACCTCCACCTCCACCAGTGGCTCCACCTCCTCCGCCGGGTGAGCTAACCTGTGATGATGCATCTGGATTGTTATTTGTAAAGTTTAATACAACTGACTCTAAAGTGTTTGGGTCTTGAATAATATTAAATAATATTTTTACTCTAATTTCATTAGCCCCAACAACTTGATTACTGTCTTGTGTTTCAAATTCTATATTTCTAATTTCAACAAAGGGTAACCAAAATTCAAATTTATCCAATATTGCATCTTGAATACCAATTAAGTTTTCCTCAGATAAATTTTCAAACAAAAGACTTTTTAAATTTAAACCTAAATTTGGTTGAAAAAATCTTTCACCCTCCTCAGTTTGTAACAGATTTCTTATATTGTTTTTTACAGCTTCAATTGTTGTTGAGGTGGTTGCAAAAAATCCATCTAAATCATCACCTCTACGAATAGGTAAATCAATGCCAATTTTAACATTTGTGTCATTGTCTTGTATGTATGGTTTTCTTGATAAATCTCTAATTGCCATTATACTAACTCACTCGCGTCATCTGGTAATAATTTTACAGTTGTGTATTCTCGTTGCCCGTCTTCATCCTCAACATCAAATGCATTTGATGTATCTGGATCTTCCCCTATGAAAACATAACCATGCGCTTCTAAACCCCCATCATCTTTTCCTAAGTCTAATCCTGCTAATTTAGCACCACCCTCCAACAATGGTGTTATTGCTCTTTCTATCTCAGATTCTAAGTTATCAATTAATTTACCAACCCCAAGTGGGTCTCCAATTTTGTGTAATAATTTTAAAACAGGTTGATATTCACCCAACAAAGTTTCTAATTCTATATTTACAGGTTGGTCAGGTGTTTTCATATTTTCTACCACTACCGGTGCTTTTAACTGAGTTATTGTAAAGTTAGCATCTTGAAGTGTTTCAAGAACAGCTTCAGCTATATACTGAGCTTCTCTTTCAATGTAACTACCTGGTGATGTATCTACAGGTTTAGTAACACCAGTATCTTGTAGTGCTTGAACTTTAGCATCAATTATTCTTTGTTTTAAACTCATTATTATTTTCCATATTTTTGATTTTGCTTTTCTTCTGTTTTCTGCAACACCTGTCTATAATCCTTATTTACAAATTGAGCCATTGGGTCGCTTGGTGATACAACTTGTGGTTGTTCATTCATCACATCACCATATTGTTTACCAACCAATTCATTCATTCTATCAGTAGTGAACTCTCCACCACCTAATGTTTTCCAATCACCATCTTGAGCTGTTTCATTCAATACATCATTCAATACTGAATTTTTTGTAAATGATTTTTTCTCAATGATTTTTTTAGGTTCTGGTTTAGATTCAATTGGTTGTTTCAATTCAGTTATTACTTCTTTAATAGCCATCGCGACTTCTTCTCTAACGATTTGTCTAATTAGTGTTTTTATGTTTGGTTTTTTCTTTTTCATAATTACCTCTTTAGTTTCCCTCTATCTTGTGAAAATTACTTGTAATGTTTTTAATTTGAGTATTTATTTCTGTTAATTTTTTCTCTAATTTTTGTCCTCCAAAACCAACTTCTCCTGTGGATAGAGTTGCTATTTGTGGGCCTAGACCCGTATTGATTTCTAATTTTGATATTAAATCCAAAATACCAGTCAGTGCAGCTTGTAAAGCCTCACCCAATACCATTGGCTCCATTTTTTTTCTATTTGGATTACCAATATTAACATTACTTGATTGAAAAATTACACTATCAATATTATCAACATCAGGCCCTCCTGATGTAGTAAATGTTAAATGTCTTCCAGCACCAATGTGTATATCTTTTTTTGAAGACATAAAAATATCATCAAGTTTTGTATTTAATGAAATTCTATCAGAGTGAAATAAAATTTGATTAGCTTGCAATCCTTCAAATATTGGATTACCAAGTTCATCAAATTCTTCCGTGTTTCTTGAACCATATAAATATAATTCATTAGCATCAACTCCACCATTTACTTCTGACCAGACATCTCCCATTCTATTTACTGTGCTTGTTAATTTATCAGAGTCAAATTGGAATTGGATTTGATTACCATTATCACCAATTAAATTATTAAAATGTTGTCTTAAACTTCCATTAGATGTTATACTTATTAAACTACCATCTTTAATACTCTCTTTAGTATTTGATGAAACTCTCTGATTTGAAATAAAAATATATGGATTATTATTACGACTACCTATTCTAACACTATTTCCGTGCCTTCCTTCTAACAACATATCACCAGTTGTTTCTGCAAAAACTGGACCAGAATCTAAACCTAATTTTCTATCCTTACCCATTCTACTATAAAGAACATCCTTGTTGAAATTTAAACTTTGACCATTTATACCTCGTGGAGATGTTGGTCCTATTTTTACATCTCCGATAACTTTCTCTGGTGTAAAGGAGGGGTCATCATTCCAAGTTGGATTATTGGTATTTGTGTTTATTGGCCCTAAGTAATATTTTACTTTACCAATTGTACATAATAAAACTGGATCTCCTTTTGATGGAATATCCGTTATTCCTCTTAATAATGGATAATATCTATAATCCTCTCCAGCACTAGCTCTTGTTTTATAAACTTTATCACTATAATGTGGTACAGCTATAATTGAATTAATTGTATTAGGGCCATTGTATCTTAAACTTTCCTCAGAGTGTACAGGTTCCACTACATTTCCAGGAACGAATTGTAGATAAAAAGGAACAGGATATTCAGCTCCTGCAAATCCTTTTATAGTCCTATCAGGTTGTGTTACAAATACCGAACCCATTTAACTCTCCGTATATCCTGATGAAATAGTTTTATTTTTTATTCCTTCAAGTTTTTCACTTTCTTTCTGTAAATCATCAACAGTGTCTTGAAGTGTTCCCATTAATTCTTCTTTTTCCTCATCACTTAACAACATTGACTCATCAGAGTCCCCTTGAGATTTAGAAATAATCCTCTGCAATACACCAGCGAGTTTTACCAAATGTTCATCATTACGAACAGCAGTATCCATATATTCCTTTATAATAGGTGCAACCAATACCACATCATCTATAGTTGTGATGAATCCATGTATCTCTGATATTAACAAATCTATTTGAGTTTTACGTTTTGTAGTGTTTTCATAAATATCTTTTGTTAAATCTTGAAAGGTTTTACCCTCGAATATTTCTTTTTCATTTGACATACAATCCTCCGTAGATGTACTTATTCATATATAAATATAAAAATTGTAAGAAATTGTATGAAATAAAAAAACCCACATTTAAGTGGGTTTAGTATTTAAAAGAATGAACCTGACGAATCAATTATTATCGTGCCATGTTGGTGGTATTTATTAATTAATTTTTTGTAGTGTTTTTTTAGAACATTGACAACTGATGTTATATGTGTAGTTTCAACATTTGTCATCTCTCTAATTAAAATATAAAGAGCTTTCTTATTAAAATTTTCTATACCTTCTCGTTGTTTCATTAAATCAATAATAGCATATCCAATTTGTAAATCTCTATCTTTTTTAAAAATGGTATTTAAATTAGAATCAAAATATTGAATAATTTCATCTGTTAAAGTATTAAAATCAGATTCATTTAATCTGTCCGACTTTTTGTGTTTATCCAATACATCCATACTATCGTGTGTTTTTAATTTTTTATAATTATTATTGTTGTGAAGAATTAAATAATTTTTAGCCACTACTGAAAAGTAACTAAATGCTTTTGAACCTTTTGTATGGTCATATTTATGCATATTCATCACCATAAAAGCCACTACTTCGTGTTTAATATCTTCAAACCCATAATCAAAATAAGTAAATTTAAAAGTATTAATTATGTTTTCAGCTAACTTATCAAAAGCTGCATGGATTCTTGTCCCATAAATTTGGTTTCTTTCATCATCGTTTGTTGATGAATTATATTCCACAACTGCATCTTGAACCTCTTGTCCGAAATAAACTTTACGTTTTTTCTTTTTAACTATTTTTTTAATCTCTGCTTTTACATCATTAGTTTTCTTTTTTGGCATCTTGTGTCTCCTCTTCAAATATTCCATCTAAGGATAATTGAATTTGTTTTAATTGTTCAAAGAAAAAACCAGTCTCATCGTCTGATTCATAATGTCCTTTAGCATCAACAAGTTTCATTTTCTCTGTTGAGAATTTTATCACTTGTTGAATTTCTAAAATCAATTCTTCATATTGTGTTATTCTTCTTAATGAATAATATACCAATACTGATGTAAAGATACTAATTAAGAAAAATAATATTGCTAATACCATCCACATAATATCTCCTAATTAAACAACTCATCAAATTTAGATTTGAGATTGTCTACTTGTTTTTGTTCATCTTTTGTTTTTGGAACTTTTGTATTGATTGGTTCACTTGATTCATCACCTCGTTTCCATTGGTCGAACTCAATGTGTGTAGCCATCATATCAGCTTGATGTAATATATAAGCCATATTAGAACGAAGATTGTAATCAGGATTATATGACATTAAATATGCTTTGTTAGCATCATCATATAAACCATCAGTTAATTTAATTCCAATGTATTCTTTATCCGTAACCTTGACACCATAGTGTTGAAGTAACCACAACCCTCTATCAGGTACTTTCATATACTGAAGTTGTGGATTGTGTTTATAAATCTCACCACGATTTTTTCTATGCCAATCTGAATCTTGTGGAACATAGTAATCGTGTTCTAAATCTCCAACCTTACCTAAGTCGTGATGTAAAGCTGCAAACACTAACTCCTCATCTGTGAAGTTAATATCAGCTCCATTCTTTTCCCACAATTGTTTAATCTCAAGTGAATGACTTACAATATGAAGAATGTGTTCAACATATCCACCCGGCATTGCATTGTGAAATGCTGCTTTAGCACTCGCTGGAGCAAACATCATTCTATCTTTAAAGTCATCATACATCTTTAGAAGATTATCTCTTCTATCATCACCGATATGTGCATTGATAACATCTATCAATGTATTCCAATTTTGTTGTATTTGTTCTGCTGTTAGTTTTTTCATCTTATCTCATACCTATTTTTTGTAAATTTAATTGTGTCTTCTAATCTTAATCTATTTCTATATTCACTAAAAGATATACGAACACCCCAATTCAAATGTTCTAAAATATCTTTTTTACTTACTGATTTTTTCTTGTGAATAAAATCTAAAATTCTTTTATATGATTCTGTATCTGACATTGGTTTTAAATCTTCAATTTGTTTCCACCCATCAAACCATTTCAATACTCTTTCACTCCATCTGAATCCCTCTAACTTTGGTTCTAAATATGAATTAGCCTTATCTCTCATATATTCAATATCCAATACACTTTCAATCATATCTTTAAAACTCTTAGCATCGTTTGCTTTATATAACAAAGGATATTCGTCCCCAACCATTTCAGGATAACACATCTTATCTGGAAGAATGTATGGAACACCTTGACTTAATCCATCAGTTGTAGAAATACTCCAAGCAGAATATTTTTGAAAACAACCAACACCTATATGCATTGAACGAACAAAATTCAAATAATCATCTCTACTACTTAACTTAACTCTTTCAGCATAAGGTCTATCTAAATCTGTTAGTGTTGTATATACTTTAAAGTCTTGTCGTTTTTCCCATAACTCATCCATTCGCGCAACAAACCAAGTCCAACCAGTATACTCATTGTCTCTGTGATTAAATAAAATTGTTTTTGGTTTATAATCGTGTCCAGTTGAAATATCATCAACACCTAAATAATGTGGTTGAATAATTTTTTCTAATTTGTCTAATACTATTTGTGTGTAAGTACCTTTAGATTTTTCTATAATTAAATCTTTTAACCATTTAGTATTTACACCACATTCTTCCATTTCCAATGTTCCAGCAATATTATGTTTTAACATAGTTTTTGAATAAGCTGTATTTTCTGGCACCTCATACCAATGACAATAACCAATAAACTTGGGATTAATATTTGTCTCATTAACAAACATATTTGATAATTGTAAAGTGTGTTCAGGTAAATGTGAATACACAATATCATAATCATTGTTTTTCCAATCAATTGTTTTTAATAATTGTTTATGATTGAAATGAGTTCTCATAGCATTTGGATATGATGGTAACTCAATTGGCAGTTGGGTTGTGTTTGGAAATATTAAACTCTTAACTTCATAAGGTGAAAGTATTGTCCAATGAATATCATCACGAACCTTGTTTAACTCTTTAATGACATTACGCAAGACAACAACATAAGAATCTTTTTCCAAGTCTTTCATATAAGTTATATTAGGATAAACCAATACTTTATATTTATATTCTTTGTCGTTGTCTTTTTGTTTTGTAAAATTAAATATATTCATTACTATTTTATATCTCCATTTTTATACCATTCAACTATCTGTTTAAGAACATCAATACTAACTTTACATTTTATTTTTTCTTCTTTAGAAATAGTTGGTATTGTTAAATGATTTTTTAAACCATTTATTATATTGGTATAAAATTCTTCTGGCTTTGGAAGTGTTGTATTACCTTTTGTAGATGAACCAGCCTTTTCATTTCTACCATCGTGAATAACTACTGACGTTGACAATGTCGCGCTTCCATAGTTTTTATTAGAAATTGTATGACCATCTTGAAAATTATCTTTTGTTACGTTACCCCATTCAGGGTCGTAATATAAAATATCATTCATCATTACTCTAGCAACCTCATAATAAGCTTTATCAAATAAATCTAATAATTTATCTCTCTCTGATTTTTTTACATTCCGTGTTCCACTATAGTTGTGTTTAAAAATAGAATTATTTTTCATACATTCTTCTGTTTCATTATAAATCTCTATCCACACAGGCAGTCTAGCCTCATAAGTAGTTCCATAATCACCAGTTGCTGGATTTTTAGCGTGAGTTAATTTATCATTTATTTTCCTATCATTAACTTTATTATTTTTTGTATAAATGTTTCTAATAACTTCATTCATTGTTTTTGCATATTCTAAAACAAATCTACTTTTTTCAACACCATTATCATCTGTGAGAATATCTATATTATAAGTAAATGAATTTCTTACTAATTCGTGAATTAAAAGTTTAGCGTTTTCTGTATTAGCAAATCCAAACATATTTAAAACAGATAATGTGGGATGTTTATCTTTATTATTCTTTCTATTATTATATTCTGTTGTAAAAAAGTTTTTAAATTTATCTAATTCATTAATAATATTTTTATCACTAACTACAGAGTAACATATATCATTCACAGCTTTAACAATTTCTTTTGATTTTTTGATATAATCTTTTCTATCATTTACAAGTGACAACTTAGCATTTTTAAATCTATCATTTACCCATTGTTCATATGGTTTGTCTGTTGTATGTACAAGTTGTCTCCAAGACTTTGAAACGGGTGAGATACCATTATATTCCCAAACTTTTTTCTTTTTATTCAATTTACCTTTTGAATTTTGAAAACTTAAAATTTGTCCTAACATTAAATCATTAACTTGTCCAATATTTTGCCCACCCTTTGTTATCCACGATTTTTTTGAAAAAGCTTTTGGTTTTTTTAACATTCCATTAAACATTGGATTATCATCATTGTTAGAACCATTTCTACCATTGTATGAATCTATAATTGGTCTTATGGTTTCAGTAAAAGAATATTTTTCACTTGGTAATATAGTCCCCCTCGTCATTAATATTTGTGAGGTTGTTAGTGTTGTAGATGACATATTATCATTAATGAATTGTTTAGCTAAATATGAATTTGGTTTTATTCTTAAATTACAACTAAAAATAGCATTATCAAAGTTTGATTTTAAAACACTATCATGCTTTAACAAATCGTATTTTAATGTTAGTGGGTTAGTTTTGTCCTCTAAATAATTTATTAACTTTTCTAAATCTTCTTTTATGTCTCTTAAAGAACCCATGTTCACTTCTTCATCCATTGTAATAATATCTCTAATTTCTTGAGCTGTGAACTCATAATTAGAGTCACCCTCTCTAAAAGAAGTATAGTGTGTCCATCTTGTCTGCATGTCATCAATATGAATTTCATCCTCACCAATGGTAGCGTCTGTTG